CATTTCTGTCATACTCGGTATTGTTTGATGAACCAAGATATGTCTTATTAAAAATTGTTGCTACGTCAATTGCAATCTGGTCTAAAGTTCTCATTACTTGGGCGAACGAAAAATCCCTGTTCTTTCTTTTTATGAAAGAAACAAAAGAATTGATGTCCTTCAGAACTCTTATCTCATCTCCAGTTTTGTGGAAAATAAAATATCCAGCTTTTACAGCTAATTCCAACTCTGTCTGTGTTTCCTCTACCTCAAGTTTGAAATCTCCATTGTATTTATAGTTTGTCAAACTTCTGTTAACCGCACAATATGCTTCTGCTCCACCAACCCAGTATACCGCTGAGTTTTCAGGAAAATCAGAATCCAGCGTTTTTGTTTTAACATTAATCACGCCTTCGTAATCCGGGTCATCAGCACGGTAAACCACGCACACAAACTTAGCACCAACTTTATCCCTCATTCTTTTTGTATACTGCACATACAAGTCCTTTATAGTCTTCTCGTTTGAAGTGCAGACTAGAACATTGATAAAATATTTGTCAATCTTGTCTAAAAATTTCTGATGTGATGCACCTGTCACAGTTCCGTTTGTCCCTCCTGTCATAGGCGTTCCTGCTGTTGTTGTAAGAGTTGCGTCTGATTTAAAACTTATAAAATCATTGTTCTTTAAATCCTTTGCAGTCGCAACTGTCTGAACGTCCACCTTTTCAGACTCAACAAAAGTTGTAACATCAAACAGAGAAGCATTGTCAACGTTTGCCTGAATGGATATCTTAATATCATTCCCTCTTTCTCCTGTATATTTTGCAGTTCCAAAAGCATTTGAGGCTTTAACGCCACCTGTATTCAGTTTAAAGATATACCCAGTCTGAGCATGCTTGTAGAAATCTCTCAGCCCTTTTAATTTGTCGCTGTCATAGGAATGCCCAAAGTATTTTGTAGAATTTTCAATAAAATCCCCATTTTCCACCTTGAAAATTTCTTCATCAGCACCCCAGTCAAGCTCAACTCCGATTGCGGCATATCCCCTATCAGAGAATACAAGTTCCGCTCTTTCCTTGCTTACAAAATTAATATATGTACCCGGCAAAACTTTATTCTGCACTAGCCAGGTACCTCCACCATAAGCCATTATTTAACCTCCTTGTCTAAAAAATTCTCTAATTTCTTATCGACGTCTGACAATGTGTATTCCTTGTCATCCTCTAATAAGACATTTAATAAATCAGCTCTGTTTTTGTATTTATCAGATCCTATAATCTGACTTTTTATAAATTTAGTTTCATCTGATTTATTTTCAGCACTTTCTTTTTTTGTTTGTGCCTTGTTTTCAACAGTATTATTATCTGCCATTTCAATCCCCCTTCAATCCAGTATTTATTCCAAGTTTTCCCATTTTTGTTTTCTCTCCATCCAGTTTGTAAATAAACATTTCATACGTGACAAAAAAATGCAGTACTTTGTCTTCTTCCCTTGAGTTCCTGTCAATCCCACGGACAAGAGAGCCATCATCAAGTTTTATATACTCAAGCACAGTATAAAGTTTATCCAGCGTCTCAAATATCTCTTGGGCTTTTTTATCTTTGGGAAAATATGTAATGTCAAAAAGATAGCTTCTTAAATACCTGTTTCCAACAATCTGTTTTTCGCTAGGATTCAACAGGTCAATAAAAAAGCAAGGCTCTTTAAAACCCTGCTCCAGATCTTCCCTGTGTACGTCTATTCCTTCAAAATTTTCAGACAGTTTCAACCCTATTGCATTTACTATTTCATTTAGCATCTATCCTCCTAACTTTTTAAGCCATTCAGTAATCTTCTTCTCAATAACAGCTGGAGCTTGTTTTTGCAGTTCACTTTCAGAAATTGTGAGCATAAACTTACCTTTTACCCAAGACTTTTTCAATCTCTTCCCAATAGCAGGAACAAATCTACCTGGTGTCTGCCTATGCCCAAATTCAACGTAGCTTGCATATTCAGTAGAGTTTGAAACTTCTATCTCGTAATTTTCTCCATTTTTTCTCACATCTGATACAGCCCAGTTTCTTCTTAGATTACCAGTGTCTGAAGGCGTCCTTTTAATTACTTTACGTAACAATCTTGCAGCCAATTCTTTTATGGTGTCAATCATTAACTGCTCGTTTTCCTTCTCCATCTCTTCAATTATTTTCTGGAACTCCTTCAGCCCATCAAACTGCACCTTTATCTTTGAACTTGCCATTACGCCTTCTCCTGTTCCGCTTCAAGCACAATTTCCTGATGATTTGTGTAAACTGCTGATATTCCGCTGTGCTTATATTTCCTTGTCACGTTATTTTGGGTAACTTCAATTGTGCTTCCTGGAGGAATGTATACTTCTGGAGAAATAAACAGCTTAACAACTTGAGAAACATTAGCCCCCAGTCCTGTCTGGTCTGCTTGGCTGATGGTTTTAAAACTCAAACGGCAGGGTACATCTCTGCAAAACTCCACCTTTTCAGAATTTACAATTCCGTACTTGTCTTTTGATTTCTTATTTTCAAAAGCAGTACACAGCCCGTCCCACATTGAGTGTATCGCCTCTCTTGCACTTTTTAAAATTTCACTTACCATACTAGCCTCCTGTACTTGAGTATCTCGCTTTCTCCATAAGCTAAAAGCGTTGATAAAAATACTTCAAATTTATCTCCTGTGGTTTTACTGTCCTCAAAGACCACTTTAGTTTCTCCTTCACTTATCTCTTTTGCTATTCTGTTAAAGTTTAATCCAGGAATATTAAGCTGGTTTAACTTCAATTTGAAATTCAAAAATTCAGCGGCGCTCCTATTTATCCAAACATATTTTAACCCTTCAGGAACTTTCTTTTGATTAGTTTTATTACAGATGTAATACTTCACTGTCTGAATGGAATTGTCTAATAAAAATAAGTCGCCATCTACAACTTCGTAACCCAGCGACTTTAAATATTTTTTTACATCTTCCCTGATGTCTGTGATATAATCCATCTCTACCACCTATTTTTTAGTTTTCATAGTTTTTTCTTCAGAATCAATGCTTTCTTCGTCCACTTTGTATCCGTGATCCTTAAACCACTCAATCAAATACAGGTTATCTGTTTCTCCAACTCCATTTACAAAAGTTACTCCAGCACTACTTCCTGAATAGTCTTCATTTGGTGCGTATATTTTAACAGCCATACAAAATCCTCCTATTTAACCTTGATTTTTCTGAAAATTCCTGCGGCTTTCGTAGCTTTTAATGCAACTGCCGCAACCATTTCCACTTCACCTGTTTTTACTGCACCAGCCGTTTTATAGTCAGGTAACCACGATTTGATTAAAGCGTTTCCTGTAGGTGCAACTCCGTGGAATCCATCCATACCAAATCTTACAGCGTATAAAGAAGTTTCTCCTTGTCCATTTATTATTGAAACTGGGTCATTAGTCCCTGCTTTAGTTCCCAAGTCAACAAATGGGATCGCTCCGTATCTTTCAACCTGCTGTCCAAATTCATTCATTGTAACAGTATATTGGGCTGAACGTCTTGCACAGGCTCTTAATCTGGCAATCAGTTTTGTATTTCCGGCTAACATTGACGGTGTTCCATCTAGCCCCATTAAAAATTCGTCTAACAAATCTAAAAACAGTTTGTAGTTTGTGTCCACTGCTGTTGAATCTGACAAATCAATTGCCGTTGTCGGAATAAATTCCGTTGTACTTCCCGTAACCGCTTTTTCTAATCCATCAAACGCTTTTGCATTTACTCCTGAATCCCCATTAATAACTGTGTCGTTAAATAATGCAGACGCAGCTTTGATTTTCTGAGTCATTTGCAGTTGAACCTCTGAAACAATTCCACCCATATCTGCGATAACCCTATCTATTTGAAATGATCCCCCAAATATTTTCAAGTCAACATTATGTCTTTCTTTTGAAACTTCCGCAGGTGTGTATTCCTCATTCACATCCCTGAAAGTTGCTGTAGGCTGAGTTTTCAACCTTGTATATCCATAAGTCATTGTGGTACCCCCGCCTGTAGGTGAAACCACATTGTCAAATGGTATGTTACTCATAATAAAATTACTCTTTGCAAATTCATCAATTACTCCAATCTGCAAATCATCCTGTACGTTCTTTTTAGCTTCTGCTAATGTTATTGGCATATAAGCCACCTCCTATTATTCATTTTTATTTACCATCAGTCTTGCCATTATGGCGTCTCCTAATGATTTTGTTTGGTTCGCACCTTCTGTGCCTGTATTCCCTTCTCCAGGTTTAACTCCTGAAAAGTTAGGCTCCTTCGGTTTTGATTCTGCCGTTTTAAATAGCATCTTGCTGTCTTCAGCAGTTTTCAAAGCCTCTATCTGTTCATTAATGCCAATCAGAACTTCACCATCCAGTTTGATTTTGCCCATGTCAAGCAAAGCCTTAACCGCTTTAGTATTAATTGCATTTGAACCAAGCAGCGTAGTGTCAATTGCGCTTTCCAATTTAAATTTAGCAAGTTCAGCTTCAAAATTATCTTTTGCAGCCTTATTGTCCCTTTGCAAATTTTCAATAGTCTGTTTCATTGTTTCCACATCTCCAGAACTATTTTTTAAATTCTCAAGCTGCACATCCCTGTCCTTCAAATCCTTTTCCAGCTGTTTTTTGGTATTATTTACCTCATCAAATCTTGATTTTGGAATAAATCCTTTCAACTGCTCCGCATTTGCTGACAGCACCTTTTCCGCCTGCTCTTCTGACAGACCTAATTTCAACAAATCTTCTTTGTTCATAATCTATCCACTCCTGTTCATTTTTTACGTTGTATGCCAACGAGATTATTTTTTCTGATTTGTTCTTTTACGCCTGCAAATTCTAAAAAGGCGATTTTTTTTATAAAATTTTTACTGCTAGTCCATAACTAACAGCGCATTCATGTTCAATTTTACACCCTCTAGCATATTCATAGC